CGTTTAAGTTCATGCTCTTGGAAGTCTTCTAATCTTTTACCTAGTGCGTCTAATACTTCTGTGCCTTTCTCACCTAACTCATATCTTTCAGCTAGTGCTTTTAAACTACCTCCAGCATTAACACCATGAATAGCACGAGCCATACATAATGTATCCAAGTATGCGAACGGTTGTAGACCAAATATCCAACTAAGAATAGCACCATCAAACAAAGTGTTATGACATAACAACATAGACTTTTTCCAATCTACCTTGTTTAGTTCTTCTAATAATTCCTCATGTGAACCTGTATGCCATTTGGTCTTGCCATCATCTATCTTAATTGAGTAGCCTATAGTTTGAAACTCAGGTGACCTAATGTATTCTTCGGTTGTTAGCTTAGATAAACTAAAGGTCTTACTATAAAATGTTTCAAAGTCAAGTGTTACTACTTGCACTTAGTTTCCTTTCTCTCTTTTATACAATACCCTTTAATATTAAATACCCCCATATCAGATTCAATAGAGCAATACCATTTGCCCCCGTGATTAATCTTTGCGTCTTCACCACACTTACAACATACTGCAGGGCCAACTCTATTATCTTCTTTAATTATAGTCATAGCTTATTCGCATAATATTCATGTTCGTTACGACAGATAGGAGAACACCATCTTCTCTTATCATCTATTGGTTTTTCACACCAAAGACATTTACCTGTTTCGTTTTCAGGCACTTCTGTATTAACAGATTTTAAAGTAGCCTCTAACTGTTTTTGTGATTCGTCGTTAGCGTTATCGGCTTCATCGCTCATATCATGTGCCCTACTCGCCACGGTGATTTACTCATTCGTTGCTTTGCCGTAATTGCTTTAGGTAATTCGACTCCCCACCTTTCTAATACAGAAACAGAAACACCGGCATAAATTGCCACTTTATTTCTTGTAGTGTTAGGTTTTCTTTTCATATAATCTTCTGCTCTTTCTATAATCTTTTTCTTTTCTTCTTCGGTATATGCCACTTTCACTTACTTTCCTTTCATCTAAAATAAACACGGTTCACAAGTTTTTAATGCTAGTTCATAGTCGTCTAGCTTTTCTTCTACTTCTACTTCTTTTGTTTCAACTTTCATAGTGCAATCATCTTTATCTTTTAGGAACTCGTTAGCGTCTACCTTTGTATAAAACTTCCTTATAGGGTCTCCTAAAAAATCTAGAATTATGTAATGACGCTCTCGCCTAGTAATGGTCATCCTAGTATTTGATACCAGTTCTCAATCTTCACACGCTCCACCGACGCAATACTTTCCACTAATAATTTCATCAGCCAGGTCATCAGATAGGGCTTGTCTTTCTGCTACATCAATCCGTTTCTCAATCTCTCCCGCCTTGTCTGATTTTAATAGTATATTAATCTCTTCAATGATACTCTCTGCTTCCTCAGCATGTGGGTCTCCTACCTTAAGTTCGTTAAGTATTTTTACATGGTCTTCCAATATGATTTTTATTCTTCCAAATAAATCTTGACTCATTATGTATCTCCTTTCTCAATTCGTTTGTTAGCATACCATATCATTTTCTTTAAATCTTGTGATTGATTGCCTTTGTATTTACACCTGAGTAGATATTTACCACACTGCCATAGTAAAGGGTCATCGCTAAAGAATTCCTCTAATATGTCATAGACCTCCCACTTATGATTTGTGTAATGTGATGGGTGGTTCACTTTGTCATCCTGACACCCTGTCAGGTTGGTTTTATTCTTTTTCATCTATATTGTATATTCTCTTACCCTTGATATACAACTCTAGCATATCTATATTCGTCTCGTCAATAACTAATGAGACACCACCTGATATACTAATATCTCTTAGATGTTTTTGTTGGAGAGCCGTAGGACGATTGCCATTAGCTTTAGTTTCAATACCTATAAATTTACCTTGATAACAGGCGAGGATATCGGGAACACCACTTGCACCATAGCCACCTGTCGCCGGCATACAGAAGTAAGCGTCAATCTTTTTTAATATTCTTTTTACTTTTTCTTTTACTTTCTTTTCGGGGGTTGCCATTCTTCTTGAGTCCTAATAATGTTTGATAATCTATTAGATGAAGAATAACTATATACCAATTCTCACTAGCTCTCCACGCGACATCGGGATCGCCTTGTTCAACATCACACATAAATATGTCATGTTCTTTTACTTCATAATCAGGTCTTACATGGAGACTCAGTGCTTTAGCTACGGTTATCTTAGATGATATATATGGAGGGAGAGTTTGGAGGGTATACTGTCTAACCATGTCATTGTCTAGGTATACAGTATACTCTCCTCTCTCATAGTGGATTGCTACTCGGACATAGTCCGTAAGTTTAAAATGTGGTATTGGGTCTAGTTTAGTCAACATCTAGTAAGTAAGTATACAGCATTTCGTAGTCACCTGAAGACCCCTCTGCAATATTTCCTGTCTTTGTAGACTCATCATACCTACCTGTAGCAGTGCCGTCTATGATAACATTCTCTATCATCCACTCAGGTCGTCTATACTTATCATCCCATATTTCCTTGCCGTTGAGTGACCATAGCATCAACTGAGGTCTTAACTTATCATGCAACGGACATTGTTCTAGGTTCATGTAAGTCTTAGGTTCTTCAAGTATCTCTATCTGAGATTTACTACCCTCTCTAAACTTAACTTTAAACACCGTAACTCTATCGTTATCTCGTGTCATTTTCGCCTTACCTAGTAGATAAAACGGCTTATATAAGTTCTCTATCGCGTAAGATATACTCGCCTCTTGCTTTTCTTTAGTGTTGTTGAATTGAGTATACGCATTCTTCCACTCATCAACTACATTGCTAGGTGCTTCTATAGTATTCTCGAATGCTTTATTTAATAGTAAGTGTAGCGACGCACCACTCATTGATACCCTACTGTATGCCCCATCCAAACTATCACTCTTGGTTACATCTTGATACAACTGCCTAGCTAGTCCACTGTTGGTTATCCACTCGCTCGTGTCTAATGGATTACTATGATTTTGTGATACTAGATATGTAAGTCTCTTATCAAACTTTCTAATGACATCTTTCATACGCTTGGAGTGTAGATATTTAGAGTCACTTCTCTCTTTAAGTCTAGCGTCGGTTGATATATAGTATTTGTCATCATGCACCCATGCAACTATGTTAGGTAAGCCATGCTTTGTAAGTATGTATGCTTTTGCATTGGCTCGTTCAGTTTGTGTGTCCATAGAATTAAATGTCCAATATTCTTCTGACCACTGCGTTCTAATATCTAACGCGTGAGATATCTTTAGGTCATACTTATGACATAGTTCTAGTATGAATGTCTTCTCCGACTCAGTAAGCTGATGATTTAAAGTGCCTCTGTTCGCGTCTAATTCAAAGTAATAATGTTTCTTGTCAATCATGATACTTTCTCCTCAAATGGTGTTGTTAATGTTCCATGTATTTCTGTTACTGCGTCAAATAATTCCCACCCATCACCCTGATATTCGGTAACGACATCGCCTGACTCCTCGCCTATCCTTACGAACGAACTATCAAATAACTCTGAATGGTCTTTAGTTTGGTATTGCTCGTTAAACTCTTCAGCGATAGCAAGTGTTCCCTCGAAGTCTGCGACAAAGTCATACCCCTCATACCATTTGATACTGTCATGCACGAACCTCATAGTATATACATCGTCGTGAACCTCCATCTGTGCCCACTCATTATTAAATGCTATTGAGTGTCTTGCCTTACATTCAGTTACAAATGTTTTCCACATCATCTCAGGTGTTAATGTAGTATCTATCTCTGACACTATGTCAGGGTTCATTTGTATTCCTATTGCTACTTGGCTACGATATCCCATTACTTGTCCCCCCTATATTGATAGTCTTCATCATCTATGACATCTTGCTCTGTCACCTCTTGAAACTCTGCTCTGACTTCAGCTTCCATTACTTCCCATGTATGGTCTTCGGTAGCAATTCTCTTAGCTGATGTAGAGTTCTCTGCCATCACATCTATCGGTCTAACATACTGCGTAATGTAAACGCGATACGGCTTTAGTTTCTTAGTCATAATCTACCTCCTTACTTCTAAATGCGTAAACCAACTCAGACTTTACATCATGGATATCAACCTTGTCTAACATACACTCCATTGCCCAATCAACTGCGTCTGCGTCTTGTTTATAAATACGCTCTCTCATAAGTTTGGCAAACTCCTCCATTGCCTCCTCGTTGGTAAAGCGTGACTCTATCTCTGCGTGATAATAGTCATTCATTTTATCTTCATAAGATTGTTCACTCATCTTCACTCTCCTCTTTGTCTAAAGATATTCCTAGCTGATGGAATGTGTAATGTTTCGCATGGTGTTATTTTCTCTTGTGTCATCTCAGGAAGATACATCCACGCGTCCTCTTTCATTCTTACTTTTATCTTATCTATAGTCTCTGCCATACTAGTATAGCTATACTCCCAACTGCTTTGTTGATACTTCTCTGACGCTAGGATTTCCCACTCACCATCATCCATGAGTTTCTTTCGCCATGACCCAAATACTTTATTGCGTTCTTGCGTTCCATGATAGAACCCTTGCTCGTTTCTATTGCTTGGTCTTTCTACCCTATCTAATACTTCACTGCATAGAGCCATCATGTTAGTTCGTTCAGGGTCTTGCGACTTCCACAATGCACTTACCACTTTCATACCCTCGTCAATCTTCTTTCTTAACTTGGCACTCTCGCTACGCTTTACAACTTTGGTGACTGTGTCGTATGGTATAAGAGGTTCATCAGTCATCATGTTATACTTCCACCCTTTCATCAATGGTCTGAATACTACATACTTACCCTCAGCGTCTAGTATGTTTGCATACATCAACCCACCCTTGCTTTCGTCATTCGTTACGATTTGTCCCTCATACCAATAACCTTGTCTATAAGTGCCAAACGGATTTTCTTGTAGGGCAGTCATAAACATTCTCTCGCCTTGCCAATAACTATCACAAGCTACCTCAACAATATTGCCTTTGTGAACATGAACGACCTCGCCACCATAATAATAAATAGTAAATGACCCATCTTTGTTTTGAGCAAAATACTTGTGTGTATGATGTCTTAGGTCAGGGAATACAGGATACGAACCTTTTGGTTTCTTACTACGACTCGTATGTCTGTAAGGTTTTACTGTGTTAGTGATTGCTAACAGTTTGTCATATGTAACATTTTTAAACATGATATATCTCCTTTTGATTTAGTGACCTGACACTATGTCAGGTCTTGTTTTACAACTTTACAATGGCTTGGTATAGCACTATCCGTATCTGTCGCCACAAACAAACTCGGTATTGCAGTGTCCCACTTTGGTGTTGAGAAATATCCATCAGTGAATACTACGATTGCCTCTGATTTAATATTCTTCTTAGCGATGTATTCAGGTATACAGTCGGGGTCAGTTCCACCTCCACCTTGTGGTTTGAGTAGAGATTGTATCTGATGATAGTCCCCCTCTCTGAACACTTGCTCACCATGAACCTGTGCGTCCCACCACACCACACGAACTAATTCAGGCGATGTAAGACTACAGATGGATACCAGTTCTGACGAGAACGCATTGAGCTCTGTCTCACCAATCGAACCTGATGTGTCGATAGCAATAGTCAACTCCCCCACTGCCTCATCTTCCATGCTTGGCATATAAATATCATTGGCAACAAGTCGCTTGTTATACTTTCGCCATGTGTATTCATCAGTGCCTTTCATTGATGACATAATAAAATCACGCAATACATCTTTCCAATCGATAGTAGGTTCTAGCAACTTGGTGATGTGTCTAGGGACATTGCCACCTAGTCTACCGGCAAGTATACTGCCCTCGCGTAATGCCTTATCAATCTTGCCTGACAATTCTTTCTGTTCCTTGCCTGACATGGGCTTACCCTCGCCATCGGTTGGGCTACCCTCAAAGTCATGCTCGTCCATACTGCCACCTTGAGGTTCATTGCCTTGTTTCTGTTGGTCTTTCAGGTCATTCATCACCTCACGCACAGACCAATTATGATACTTCGGGTCATACAATCCACCTTGAGGTAAGTGTGCGATAGACCCATCGTCTAGGTTCTTAATCACATCATTTACAACATAATCTGCTGACATGTTTACAAATCTAGGGTTATCATCAAACTCTTTCTTGAACCTCTGTATATGCTTAAGTGCAATGTGTAGGTTCTCGTGCAATACTAACCCTCGTATTTCTTCATCTGTTAGTTTCTCTAGGAATGCCCTACCATACTTCTTGTTCACACCATCGGTGTAAGCAGTAGGACAATCATCAACAACTGTGCTATCACCCATCATCATAATGCCTGAGTAAAGTGCAGTCTCAGGATGTTTCATCAGGGCGACATGTGCTTTCTTCAATCTAGTTTCTTGAGTAGCCATAGTTTTTCCTTTCCTGACATAGTGTCAGGTATGATTTTAGAATAGTTCGTAGTTCTCTGTTGCCCACTTCGCAATTTCTGCATTGCCACGAGCGAGAGTTCGAGTCTCTTTGTTACGCACTAGCATAGTAAAGAATATTGCTTGTATCTCACTCGACTTAATTCGCTTGATAAACTTCATGAAGTTCGTTAATTGGTCTTGTGTCTTTAGTTTATCTAATGCCTGAAACATCACCATCAACTGTGCTGATATCTCATCAGGGACTTTAACATTCTCAGGTTGTTGTAGTATCTCATTGATATCAGGTAAGGATTTCTCTAGTGATAAAAACGCACTCATGTCTGCACTTGCACTATAACCGATTGTGCCTGACAGAGCTGACATGGTAGGTGTCTCTCCTAGTATGTCTCTGTTCTCCACTATGACACTCGCCTTAGCTAATGACCGAGGTGTAACAAACGATAGCTGAGGTTTACTTGGTTGAAAGATGTATGGATTGTCTTTCTGATTGTCGTCAAGATAACTGTTCAATGCTCTCGGAAACATATGAACCCATGCTCTAATCAATGGACTGATTGCGTTCTCACTCGCCCATACAAGCCAATCTTCTACCTTTGGTTTCTGCATTTGCAACAGACAAACCCTGTTACTTGCGTGTGCCAACATGGTGTCACCCACTCCATCTGATTGGTTGTTAGATGTGCCAAACACGATACTGCCTTGTGGTAGTGGTGTATCACCTACAAATCTCTCTAGCATTAGTCTAGTAAATATAACCTGAAGTAGTTTCGGTGCTTTCATAAACTCATCAAGTAGTATGACCTTTGGTTTCGGTGAGTCTAGTTTGAACAGTGAACCCACATAAGTTTCTAGTGTGCGTGTGTCATGGTTCGGTATGGTCATCGCGATGTCTTGCATATCTTTCACAGGACAATCAACATAGATGTAGTCGTATTTGTCACCCATGTTATCCTCTAACATACTCAGTAATGATGTCTTACCACACCCAGGTTCTGATTGAATGATTGGTGTCAACTTCTCACCAATGGTTGGTATTAGTCTTACAAGTTCGTTGATAGTTACTCTTTGGTTGTGCATGATGTATCTCCTAGTATAAAAATGAAACCTGACATAGTGTCAGGATTAAACTGCAAATTTAGATAAGATGTCTTCAACTTCTGACTTGACCTTATCCCTTGTATAATCACTATCTCGTAATGCGTCTGTAGAAACACCCGTTAAGGTATCATCTAATTGTCTTGCGACTGATACGAGTTTGCGACTATGTTCGTTGTCTACATACTTGAAACCACCTATCGTGCGACAGAGGTCTTTTGCTTTCTCAATGGTTGTATCATATATCTTTCGTTTCTTTGTTTTGATATCCCCATTTTTGGTTGTAACTTCCTGATTTCCGCAACAGTGTGCGATACTTTCCATGACTTCAATGACGCGTCCCGTTTGTTGATGTAATACATTAGATACTATCTCCTCACATTGTTGTTGATAATTTGCTTTCAGGTCGTCGGCTAGGTCTTGTGCAACTTGACACCTGAAGTCTTGTTGAGGCACTTCGGATATATACAACTTACACCCAAACTTATTCTTAACTTCTTCAATGTCAGGGTAGTCTTCCATGTTATACATATCACCTTGAGCGAATGCCATGTTTGATTTAATAGACTCATAGTTCTTAGAAAACTCAGATAGCAGGTGAGCAAACTCTTTCTCATGCTTGTCGTATTCTGCTTTGAAGTCTTCGAGTGCTATGGTTGGTAGTAGGTCTTGCGTATTGTTCCACCGATAGGTTTTTGCTTTCAGCCAATTATATATAGTCTGACGATAATTGACCAAGTTCTTGTGATACGAATTGTTCGCGAGTAAGTTCTTAACAAACCTACCAGCATTTGGGTCTGCTTTCTTACCCTTTGTTACTTCGTTGCTGATACCTCGGTCTTGCTTTGTAGCACTCCAAACATTTACATCAACTGAAACTAAAACTGCTGATGTCGCCAACGATGTTAAGTGTGTTGGTTGTGTTAGTTCGGTTCGTTCTACGCTTTGTGTTTCATAGTGCATAGTGTATCTCCTCGTTAGGTGAACCTGACATAGTGTCAGGTTCGGTTTATAATTTACATCTAAAACAATAGAATAAACTTTCATTCTATATATAATTATACCATAGGTTTACTAATAAGTCAAGTGTTATACAATTCAATGACCTACTAGATTTAATCGTCTCCTCCTTTCTCGGCGAATACCGAGAGTTCGTTTATCAATTCGTCAAGTCCTGTCTCAAGTATTTCGTTTGATGACAAACTTGACTCTTCAGCGACACCCAGTCCCTGTTCTTTCTTACCTCGATTTGCACAAGGTATATCTCTAAACTGCTTACCCATGTTTACCTCCTTTATTATTAATTCCTTTCAAATCTTCCAAGTTAGTAAAAACCATGTAGTTTGATTTGTGCATAGGTGCAATCGTATGCTTGACTTTCCTTGCCTCAATCTCACCACATGATTTACAAGTATCATATCCGATGGCTTTCCGTTCATCTGGATACCAGTTCTCACATTGCTTACAGGTTGACATATCTCAAAACCTCGCTGAACAGATAACCTGTTGCAAAACCTTGTAATATTCCCAACGCATACCAATTCCGTTTCTTGCGTCTTGTTTCGATTGTGTCTGAACTTTTAATATACATAGTGTTACTCCTCTCATTTGTTATTGTTTAACCTGACACCATGTCAGGTCGTGTAATTAGAATTACTGATTTTAGGTTAAACTTTCATTCTATATATAATTATACCATAAGTTTACTAATAAGTCAAGTGTTT